GTGGAGGTCTATTGCAGAAACGACGCGCGATTTACGCATTAGCTCGATGTTTGTACGCATCTCGGCAGCGTATTTGCGGACTTTGTTCGCCGTTGGGTGGGTATGAGACATACCTTTTTATGATTAGACTTATTGAGGCTGTCAAGACAGCCATTTTTTTTGTGAAATTCGGGCCGGGATGTTCCCGCTTCGCGGGCCACCCGGTCAAGTGTCCGAATTTGACTGCTCAATAGGTTTCAAGGCCGTATTTCCTCCTGTTCAATAACTATATTAGACAGTTGTTTGAAGGTTAAGAGTTAACGTAAAGAATAGTTGACAACTGTTTTAATAGATATTATAAGGTTATTGTTAGTAAAGGAGGGAAGGCCATGAGATATGAGCATCCATACTGGGCGAGAGTATCATGGAGAACGGGCGATTTCATAAATATGAAATTATTGCCGTTAGATATAGCAGAGGAGAAGAAGGCGAAATTGCATAAAGAAGGTGTACGCAGAGTTTGTTTAGATTGGCCGGTAAACGGACCAATAAGGAAGGAAGATCATGACTAAGATGAAAGCATTGACAACAAATGTGTCAGAGGAGTTTGCGAAGAAAGTAGATCAGGCGAGAGTTGACAGGTCAGGCCTGATTTTAACACGGAGTGATGCCATGAAGGTATTGTTGACAGAGGCATTGCAAGCAAGAGAGAAAACCGAATGACTTTGGTTTTTATAGGTTGGTTATTGGTTTTTTGGTTAGTTTTTGGAAGTTAAGAGAAGAGAAGGGAGCCCGAAGGCTCCCTTTTTATCTGAAAAGGCCAAGGAGCCCTTTCAGATCATCACCAATTGTAGAGACGAGACCGCCGGTCAGGTCGTCATAGCTTTGCAGACCTTGAGAGATCGTGGCAACAGTGCCAGCGATAGGAGATTGCAAGACCTTGTAATCAAGAAGAAATTGGCGATAGAGTTCAGGTTGGTTTTTGAATTTTTCGGCAGTAGCCGCCATATCCTGAGGGTTAATGCCATATTTCATGGAAAGAACAGTGGCGACTTGGTTTTCAGGACCCATTTGCATGAACAATTTGTTCAAGACAAATTTGGGGTCCGTTGTGGCTACGTTGTTAATCTCGGTTTTTAGTTTTTGTTCCGAGATTTTTAGTTCAGCAGCAGCCCGGGGGAGGGCTATTTCAGTAAGTTCACGAGTACCGAGAGCCACGTTTCTTTTGTTGATGGCGTTTTGAGTATCCGCCATATATTTGGCCGCACCAGCAGAGATTTGCGCTGTTTGAACAGACGCTTGGTTGGTTGCGGCAGTATTGGAGGCCTGTATGTCCTGACCGCGTTGAGCGGTCTGGTTGTCCATAGCAGTTTTAGTAAGTTGGGTTTTACGGTCGAGAGACCGTTGTTCAGCTTCGAATTGCTGGCCCATGGCAGCTTGCTCACGTTGAGCGATTTGGTTGCCCATGACGTTGGAGCCAGCAGAGGAAGACATTCCCCCGGCAGCAGGACTGCCGAGGAATTCTTGTAGAGTGCCGCCCATGGCGTCCACTTGTGAAGCACGTTCCCAGAACTGAGCGTTAGAGGAGGCACGGTCTATTTCAAGACCACGTGTTGTGCCGGCCCAGCGTTTTTCTTGTTCTTGAGGGGAGAGGTCGTAGAAGCCCGGTTGAGTTTCCGGGCCACCACCTAGAATGTTTGTGACTGCGCCAGAGGCAGCATTTCCGGCGGCGTCGCCTATGCCGCCAGTGATACCACTGACGACAGAGCCAAGCACGTCTTTGCCGAAGTCAACAACTTTGTCCCATATAGCCATTTAAGCCACCGCAGAAGCGAAGTTATCCGGTTTACCAACCATTCGCTGAACGCTCATTTTGGCGATTAGCTGGGCGTTTTGAGCGGCCTGGAGGCCGAGGAAGATACAAAGAGGTTGATTGGCGTAGAGAGTAGAGGGCCGGATGGCCCACACATCATCGTAGAGGGCGCCGATGGGGTAGCCATAGTATTGCATCCCTTGGAGAGTGTTATCACCGGAAGCAGGAGCAGCAGTGAGATAGCCAAGACCCATGACGAGAGCGGCAGTGCCGCTCAGGGTAGCTTCAGAACGGACCCGGAAGACAGCGGCCTCTTCAGTGGGAGCAGTGAACATGAGGCCGGTAGCTCTGAAGTTAGCATTGGCGAGGGTGCCGGTGTTGAGATGGAGGAAGGCGTGTTTGTCATAGACTGTGCCATCAGCGCTACAAATAGCGCCTGAGACATCTTCAGTACCGAGAGAGGCAGCAGCTTGATCGGGAACGATCCAACACATATCACGGTTGAGATTTGTAAGATTTGTCATAGCATTTTACCTTGTTTCGGGAACTCAGAGTTGTTTTTAGAGCCGCCCATGCCGGACATGTAGCTCTCCATAGAAGAGTTGATGGGCGATTTGACGTTCTCATGAAAGTAGAGGTCAACGAGGTAGTCACCCAGAGACTGAGAACGGAAGGCCTGTTTGATGCGGGTCGCATCTTTGGCGTTTGCGGGAGTTGTCGGATTTTGCATGTACGGGAAGCTATCGCGGGTATCGATGCGGCGACCGATCACGTCGTGTTGTGCGCGCCATTGCCACCCAGCAGGAGCGTAGCCCATGGAAGTTGGAGAGTTCGAGGTTTCGAGTTGAGAGAGAAGAACCTCTTGAGGTTGAGAGGCCGCCAGAATGTTGGGATCGAGGACTTGTTCAGCCCATGACAGTTCGTCAGTGGCGAGAGGGTGGCGACCTTCGATGAGAGGGGCAAAGCGGATGACCATCATATAAGTCAGGATGCAGTGTTCCGGGCAGGATATTCCACGCAGGTTATGATCCACGCGGAAGTCAAAGAGGGACTGCCATTCACCGAGACCAGCGGCATCTTGTGCAGGCATGTCACGAGGGTTCACGCCGATTTCCTGTTGATCGATCATGATAGGGACCTGATCGACTTCACGAGAGCCGTCAGAATTATACATCTCTTTCATAATTTCAATGTAGCGATTGTACGTGAGGACATCACGATCCATTGCACTTTTAAAGCGAGCTTGGGTTTCAGCGAGGTCGCGAACGTCGAAGTCAGTAGCAGAGCCGACAGTGTAGTCAGCAGCATCGTCAGGTGTTGCAGTGTAGCGCAGACGATTCCAAGTGTGTTGAAGAGGGACGGCAGGATGGCCGTCTTGAGGAATAAAACCCGTGACGTCAGGGTCTTCGGGCCATTTATACCATTCGTTATAGACGCGATTGTAAGCATCACGCCACCATGTTTGAGCGGTGATAGCAGTGGGATTGTACGCACCTATTCCGGCAGCATGGAAGTCAGTGCCGGTTGTGACAGGGGGTGTCAGGAGAGTATCCGGACCTTGTTTGATATAGTCGGGCCAGTCAGACCAGAGCCAGCGGATAGGGGTCATAAAGACCGCAAGATGGGCATTGATGCGGAGACTGTCACGTTCACGCAGGCTCTCTAAGCGGACAGTGCCGCGAATGTCAGAGCGCATGTTTTCTCCTGGAGCCATCATTGTTTGCCGGAGGCAGTTAACCCGGCCTATTTTGCCGGTTTTTAGAGTTTGTCCACCACGCTTAATCATTTAGCCAATTCCTTTTTCTGTATTTCAGAGACTTCTTGAGGAAGGCGACCGAGAGCGGGTTGACCGCCGTAGCCACCAGAGTACGCCATAACCAGAGCGATCATTTGTTCGGGCCTCATGGGGACCACTTGGAACGGTTGTTCGATACCAGCAGCAAAGCCAGCATCGAAAGTGTCAGGGCATTTGAAGGCGGCAATCATACGATTTGCAGGGGAGACGCAGATCGCGATTACAGCCGCGGCATACTGGCCGGGAAGAGGGACAGCAGGCAGGGCGACGATAGTCATGCAGACCTCGATCACGGAGGCGAGGATAGAGCGGACAGACCGGGATTGGTCAGGCGTCCAATGTTCTTCCTGAGTAAGGAGAGCCCAATCTTCATGAGAGATACCATGGGAGCGGTGAATTTCTTGGTATTCACAGTTTGCACGGGCGAGGCGTTCAGCGCCTGCACGGAAGGAGTTGTGGAGGGGACTAGTCACTTGTGTTTCCTATCATAGAAGTGCGTTGGCGCACGTGGTTTACAGGGGAGATAAAGGCGAGGGATTTGTGGGCGGCAGTTAGCCGTTTTTCACAATACCCGCTGGGTTCGGGGAGGTGTTCGGTTGCGAAGTCGTAGCGCTGACGTAAGCCCATCCTGTGCGGCTTCGCTCCATTGCGAACGCTCATAAGCATCTGAAGAAATCCGTCGTAGCGTTGATCCATCACTTGTTCCCAGTTCAGGGATTTTTCTACCCATTCGCGAGAGAAAAGAATTGACTTCGCCAGTGACCTCACGAGTGCGTGTGGCACGGTATGGGTCGTCTGGAGAGAAATGCTCAAATTGTAGCTCCGGGGGCGCCATGTCAGGGCTTCGAGGCGCCGGGTATGGATCCTGCACATCAGGTCGATTATCCACTGAAGGCCGAGGTTTCGGGTTGCTCTCACGCGGTGATTCCATTCTTTTGTGTCCTTTCCTAAGTATTTTGCGCAGTAACTTCCTGCGCGGTGAGCGGGGTAGAGGTTCAGGGCTTTGCCGGTTTTTTTGAGTATTGGAGTACAGAAACCGTGACGGGACCAAATGTCGTTAATGTGTCTGAAGTATAAGGCAGGGCGGTTTTTGGGATTGGCCCATGGCCAATAGGTTTCAAGCGGCAGGCAGCGTTGGTTTTTTCGGAATTCGGGGGTGCGGATATGTGCGTTTGGGCATTTTTTCCAAGATTCAGGGATTGCACGCAGCCAGACAAGAACGTGCATATGATGATGCTCACGAGAGGCACCATGCTCCAAGACGCCGAAGAATTGCGCATATTGGCTTTCCGATATTCCAGAGTGACGAGGGAGTTTATGGCCCATTAGACGGGCCGAGAGGTCAGCGAGGTCTCGCTTCCATTTTGTGTAGTGATTGGTTTCCTTCCAGAATTGCTCGGTAGTAATTCCAAGCCGTTCTTCCACTTTGGTGGGATCAAGGGTCAGAGTGATGAAGAAGGGAAACCAGTTGTAATGGTCAAAGCGTTCGGCAGCTTGGCCGACACGCCATACCCAGTTTGCTTGACGCTGAAGCCGTGCGGCTTCTTGGGTCATTTTTTCGAATTTATAGACGTCCTCGTCGAATTCGCGAGGCTTAAATTCTATTTCTAAGAGATTTTTCCTCTCTGCGAGAGGGGTGTTGGGAGGTATGTGCTTTGACATTGCGTTGGGGTAATTAAGAAATGTCTGTTCAAGATTGTGAAGGACTTCGTTATGGCTTTGGTGGAGGTCTATTGCAGAAACGACGCGCGATTTACGCATTAGCTCGATGTTTGTACGCATCTCGGCAGCGTATTTGCGGACTTTGTTCGCCGTTGGGTG